TTGAATATCCAGATCCAGGATTATCTACAATAATAGAATCAAGAATATTTCTATAGATTGTGGTTGTCAGCGTGTTTGTACCAGCCGATTTACTGGTCAAGTTGATTGGATTTGTCCCAAGAAGTGCATCATCATAGGTATTCATCAATTGGACTTCTTTCTCATTGACCTTATGAACATAGTAAATTGATTTGTCCTGCAGTCCTCCAACGGGAGCAAATGATGTAGATTTTTCATAGTAAACCGACTCACCATTAAAGAACAAGTGATTTGAGTTAAAAACAATCCTGTTGTCTGTTGTATTAACGTCAATATCGGCATTAAAAGTTCTAGATGTCCTTACAGCTCTAAGTCTAGCAGAAGCAGTAGCACCAGAGCCATTACCACCAGTGATGGTTATAGATGGTACTCTCTTTAAGTCATATCCACCAGAAATTACTTCAATTCTATCAAATTTACCATTTTCTACAATGGCATATGATGTAGCACCACTACCAACAGAGTCTTTTATGTTAATGTTTGGCGGATAGAGGACATCATACCCAGATCCACCATTCTCAACGTCGATATTTTCAATAACACCATAGTAAATAGAGTCGCCAGATCTATTTGAGAAAATTTCAACTCCATTTCGGAACATACCAACGTTTTCGTTGATAAATGGAACTTCAATTTCTTTTAGTTCGGGAGTTACTGGAAATTCTCTTAAGAAGTTTTGGTATTGTACTCTATTATCAGCTAAATCAGCTGGAACAATTTGATGCGATGCACCACCAACATTGGTTATGGAAATTGATCTCTTCGAAGAAGCATCAAAGATACTCTGGGAGAGTTTAATAGTATTATCATCTACCTTCAATACAGAATAAATTGAACCAGTTGACAATCCAGAGATTACACTAGTACCAGAGCCAACTGGATTGTACTTAACCAGATCTCCACTGTAAAAACCATGATTATTGATTGTAATTTGACTGTTGTTTACATTACTAGGATCAAAGGTTTTTCTTCTATCGGTTGCGTAAATTCTATATGATGGAATAGATCCAGAAGTTACATAAAAGTTTTTGTTGTCTAGGCTAGAATAAGTATTTTGTACATTAGTAGAAAAATCTGATACTTTTATTCTGGAAGTGTTACTTACGCCAAAGTTTATATTTTTTCTTACCTTGTATACTTTAGAAATATTAATAGATCCAGAATTAAGGTTAATCTTAAATTGGTTTGGATTAATAACTTGACTTACTGTGCCTTCAACATTAGAAGGAATTGCAGAACTTACATCTACAAGTGTTACCGAATCCTCAAGATAAAGAAGGTGAGGGGTTGAAGTAGTTACAGTGTTTGTGGCAATATCAATATTTGATGTATTTGTATCCAGATTTCTAGATACATTGCTCTTTGTTTTGATATTATGAATCCAACTGTTCAATCTATAGTTGTTTGCAGCTGATACATTTCCAAGAATCTTAGCTCCAATTACATCGTTTGGAACTAAGAATCCAATATCATCAAAGCTTGCATTAGAAATAACAGATGTTAATCTAAAGTAAACTGGTTTTTTGACATCTCCATTTTCATAGGAGAATACGGTTCTTGAGGATCTGATGAATTGTCCATCTGGGTATGCCGAAGTAATACCAGTTACACCAAAAAATTGAGTAGACGACTTACTACTATAAGTTGCAATACCAACGGTTTGGCCAAAACCAATATAGACAGATCCCGTATTTGGGAATCCTAAAGTAGAATCAACAGTCACAACTGTTGATCCAGCAGAGACATTTTGGACCAAAGTTGATGATCCAGTTACTTCAAACTCACCAGTGATAGAATTTCTACTAAGACTGAGAATATAGTAAGACCTACCATCTCTCTCATATCTACGAACGTTGAAAATCGACGCCGTGGCTGAAGGATTATCTGTTTGATAGAGTGTTTGTCCAATTACGTCATTTGGATCACCACTTATCAGTTCAACGACTACATCGTTAGTGACTACATAGTCCGCATCAGATGGCGCAAACAAAAATTCGATTGGTTTTACAACTTCTACTCTTTTATCAAATAAAACATTAAATAAAATCTTTACAGCTTCATCAGTTCCCTTTGAAGCATAAAAATCCTTAGCTTGTCTTAAGAAGTTTGCTTTATCTACCTTATTAACAAGAGACCTATCTTCAAATCCTGGTAAGAACTGTTCTTTTGTCTTTTTCCAAAATTCCTGTAAGAAAAGATTACTCAGATTGAGAACTCTGGAAGAAGAAATATGACTATCAGCATCAGAGCTGGTAAATACCAAACTATCTGGTTGATTTGTTTTGTGCAGATTATCTACACCACTAAATCCACGAACACAACCAGTAAAAGAGTTCGTCGTAATGCCAGTGTATGTGATTACCTCATCACCAATCTTCAATAAACCATATTTTTCTGGCCAACCTCTAGTTGAGGTCACATTAATAGTTGTATCAAAAGAAGTTACACTACTGGTGCAAGTAGTAAATCCAATCAGGTTATCATTACCACTAAAAGTCTCAGTTTTTTGATACTGATTGAAATTTGAGAGAATATCAATTGGGCCACCCTGATATTCTTGGGAAATATAATACTGTTTTAAGAAATCGACAAAAAGAGGATTTTCCTCAGATACAAAAGAGGGTAACTGACTTCTAACGATCTGATTGATCTGGACTTTTCTGGATGAGGTGTCGATCATTACTGTCTAATATATTTTCCGTTTAAGAAACTTGAGGTAGAAACAAATCTAGTACCAGACGTATCAGCACCAGTAGAAATAACGTCTTGAACCATACTTATGGTACTATTTGCAACAGAGAACTGAACGTAGAGGTCCTTCAAACCAATAATATCGTTAGATTCGGGTATGGCTTGAATTTCAATGACATTGTTCGGCTTTACCGTTGACAAAATCCTTATTGTATCTATAAGGATTTCACCAACATCATATTTGACAGTACCAGCGTTTGTAATAACAACCTCTCTTTCCCCTGTTGAGGACAATCTGAAGACATATAAACGGCCGGTTGTTGCATTAACATATTGATCACCAAAATACAAGGTTCCACGAACGCCATCAACGGTAAAACCAGTTGATTTAATATTCAGACCTTCTGTTCTGTTGTGGAACTTATTTCCATAACATAATTCATACTGACCAAAATTATTAATGTCAGCAACAAGATCTCTGCGCATCAAAACCTTAGTGATGTTTGACGTTACAGCAGAATCACTATCATCAATAATTTTTTGTGTTTTACTATACTTGAATCTTCCACCAAACTTGTTCAAATCAGAAGATTGTGAGTAATGTGTCAGAGAATTGATAATCTTTGTTCTCAAATCACCAACACTAGATGTCATGTTGGTGTTGTAATAGACTGTACTATCAATTTCCACATACAGATATTTAAGATCGATAAATTCAGGTCTAATTCCAGCTACCGAATAAGACTTTAATCTGTCTAGTAACTGTCTCTTATCAAAATCAGAGATAAATTGACCATTTTTGGGTTTGATTGAGATAAAGACCTTTCCAAACTGAGGTGGATCTGCATCTTCTCCACCATAAGCAGTGACAGTATCGGCGTTTGAGTAAATTGTAGGAATCAACGCTTCATAGTCATTAGCGGTTACAGCTCTATATTGAGAAGAGTAGACTCTTGGTGCAAGACTCTTAATTGTACTGATGCTTTCAATCTCCGAACCATTTCTTGATGGTTGATTTGTAATAATATCAGAAATACCAGTTGTTATAAGACCACCATCATTATCAACTAGTTTTCCAGAGAAAGAAAAGTTCGATACACCATTACCATTAACACCATCACAAACGACGTATGAGACGTTTACAACGTTGCCTGAGGAGAGTTTCTTACCAATGACCCCATCACCAAACAAAAGCTCATATTTCTCATCCTGAACCTCTTGAAGGAGATAAACCTCAGATGTTGTTTTGATTCCTACAATATTATCTACTTGGTTATAGATTTTTTGAGTAGATGATGATGAAGTATCTTTTACTTTGACTGTAATTGTTGAAGTGTCAACGTATGGGTTGGGAAGAATAAATCTTTGGTTGGTTTGAGAACCATCAACAATGAATTCTTTTGTGAGATATGTTCCCTGTTTAATGTTAATCGTAAAAAACGCAATTCCATCAACTACTGGTGATGTAATATCTTCTGGAATTGCAAATGTATAGTTGGTATTTGTAAAATTACCCAAAGCAACTAATCCAGCCTTGAGTGTTACCGTAGATTTTGTAGTGCCTGTGCCCAAATCTACCGTGAAACTGATATTTGCAGTCGAAGATCTTCTTGAAGAGGGGACATACCCAATATTTCTAGCTAAAGCAACTACATTTTCACGCAAAGTAGCACTATCAATGAACGCCTCATTGGCGACCATGTTAGCATTATAGTTTGTAACATACGAATTGTATGCTAACGTGTCAATTAAGATGGATAAGTTGGATCCTTCAAAGTCAAAATCCGTGAAATTTGAGTTTGACCTCAGATATTCACGCAGAGAGGCTTTAATTTGTTCAAAATCGAGGTTTGTA